TGTTTTGTGTAGGTCCACACGAATTTCATATTGATGGGGCGTTAAGGCGCTATTACTCAGGTTCTATTGATATTACCTACAACCAGAAAGATCGATATTTCTTGGTGGGTGAGAAAAAGAAAGTCAAATGTAAGGCTTGTAAGGGGTTTGGCTTCATTCGAGATGATGGGTGGGGGCATATAGATAAATGTGAAATGTGTGATGCAGAAAAAGGAGCCAGCCATGAGTGAGTTTGAGGGTAAATCTGGAAAGTGGGCTTGGGAGATTCAAAAAGAACAACAAGCGAAAGTGGAGGAGCTGCAAAAGCGTTTAGATGGGGCATTAAAAGAGACTCAATATGCTTTGCAGTATGTTGAAGAAGACATGCGCGGCAATCATGAATTTCTACAAATGGCAATGATTCGAACCCTTAAAGCTATAGAGCAAGTGCTCAAAGGTGGTGCTTGATGTCATCAGTCAGCATTGCTGAATACCGCAAGTTATTTCCCATAAAGAAAAATAAAAAGCGCCGTTCAGCAAAGCAAGTTGCCAGACAACCAAGTGTGGGTGAAGTGGTTCTGGCAACGCATTTAAGAGCATGCAAGATTGGTTTTGAACAGGAATATAAGTTCCATCCTGAACGCAAATGGAGAGCAGATTTTTTAATAAAGGGTTCAAAGATTTTGATTGAGGTAGAAGGCGGGATCTGGAGCGGAGGCCGTCACACAAGAGGTAAGGGCTATTTAGGGGATATGGAGAAATACAACTCCGCAGCAATGATGGGTTTTACAGTTTTACGGTTCAGCACAGAGCAAGTGAAAGCAGGCGTGGCGATTAAACAAATTGAGCAATTGGTGGGATGAAAATGAATATGCCAGTACAACAACACATTTTACAAGCGGTCGATTGGTCTAGATTTAGTTTTGAAGAGTGGTGTCGCCAGCTTGGAGCTTGGCTAAACGGCGATACCGAAACAATGGTCAAAATTGTTAAGACGATGCCAACAAAACGCATCACTCAAAAACAAAGAGAAAAATTAATAGCTATGTATATGAGCGATGAAAATCTAAAAGATCGTTTATGCATTCGCCGTAAGGGTACTTGCTGTGAGTTAAATGACAATGAGGCACGTGCAATCCATAGATTGATTATTGATATTAAATTAATTGAAGACCATATTTTACAAGAATGGATCTCAGCAATTTGGTCACATCATGTTATGGGCAATTCATTACGTGATATTGCTCAAAGTAATGACACTTCAGTTAATCAAATCAGACAGGATTTAAAATGTGGTATGGCTTATATCAAAAGTCGAAATCCGCATTTCAGATTTGAAACTTTTGAAAAAACCGCTTGAGTGTGCGCACGGGGTATGGCATATTTGTGATACAGTGTTGGAAGTGTAAGTAAATCACTGGTATTAAAGCTCATCAAATGATGGGCTTTTATTTTATCAGAATGAATAAACTATCTTTAAATGAAAATATCGAAAAATTTATTGCAACGATATTTAAATCGTTGATAATAAAATTTTCTTTGCTAAAAAAACTGCATGAGAATCATATTTTCTTTAATTACGTTTGTCTTATTTTCATTTATTTCCTTTATCCTTTTAAGGAATAAATATATTGAGCCAAACCACTTCGTCATTTTGATAATATTTTCTGCAATTGTATCCGCAATAATTGCATATTTTGATGAGGTTCAAGAGCTATCTATTGGAGGCAATATCGTTAAACTAAAAGAAGCAAAAAAGGAGTTACAAGTAACAATAGATCAATTAAAGTCAATTAAAGTTTCAACATATCGGATGTTACTTTTGAAAAGTTTACATTTTTCAGGTGTTTTTGGAAGCAGCCATTTAGTGGATAGTAGAGCAGAATATTTTTTTTCACTCATCAATGAAATTAAACAATCGGATTGTTTCAATGATCTTAAGTCTGAAATAAAAGTTCAATTAACAAGGTTGTTAATTGATCAATTAAATAAATTTTATCCTTTATTTTATGGCAAACAATTCAATGATAGCGATGAATTCCCTAAATCTACGGTTTTTTATATCGAGTTGAAAGATGAGATTATTGATAAAGTTCATCAAAAACGGACACCTGTTATACCATTTGATCAAAAAAAGCAGGAAATTGTTACAGCTATAGATAACTATGCAGCTTTGTATATTTTATTTAAAGAAGTTGAACAGTAGGGTGATATTGATTTTTTATTGCTTAATAAGATGAATTTAAACGATATTATTTTAATTAATAATCTCCAATGAAAGGATTTTTAAACTTTTACCTTTACGATTCTATAGAAAAGTTGCCGAGCATAGTATGGCACAAGAAGCTCTGCTAAATATCGATTATTGGCGGGGCTATTTTATTGTTAAGTATTTCTGTAAGATCTGAGTGTTGCTTTAAACAACAATAAACCTTAATGATCAGCGCAAAAGTCATAAGGGGAAAGCCTACTTGAAAGAGTAGGCTTTTTTATGAGAAATCATTCAAGTTCAAGTTGATTGTCATCCTTAGTAACTTTTATTTTTAATTTTTTGTATTTGCGTTTGTTTGGATCTAAAGCGGAGTTTGATACTTCATCGGCAAATTTAGGATTCTGCATTAATTCGTAATAGGTTTTATACCCAATACGAATTCTAGTTGGTGGGCAGTCAGTTCTTTTTGAGTAATATTCAATCTGCGAATTTAATTCGTCTAAAAGTGTTTGGTGTTCCATTGTGTTATTGATTTTGGCAGTTAGGTAAACTAAGGATACTGTAATTTACAAAATCAAGCAGAAGTAATTGATACACATTGTGTTTATAGGTTGTAATGGTTAGTGCATTAATAAGATTAAATGTGACTTATTTAACAAAAAAAGTGTTGAGTGAAATTTAATCAAAATGTCACATGGCTGGTTTAAATTATATTTATAAAAATAAAAATGATAGAAGATTGCAACGGACAATAACTATGCAAGCATGATTCTCAAACGATTGAATTAAGCTGACTCTAACAAGTTGGCTTTTTTTTAGCTATCGATTTTTAAATGTGCTAGCCGGGAAATACGGCAAAGCCTCACTATTGATTAGTGGGGGCTTTTTCTTTTTGTGTTAAGCTGATCTCCATAATTTTATGGATTAGTACAATGTTTATTTGCGTTGATGGTGAACTCAATGGGCAAGTGATAGAAAAAAGGGGCGTTAAGAACAAAGATGTATATAAATATTATAAAACTCAGTAATTGCATAATAAATTCAAATATTTACTTAAAATCAGGGTGACAGAATTTAAACAATCTTTACCTAGGCGAAGGATTTAGTAAATCAAATAAACATTATTTTAGACGGATAATTATAAAAAACGGAGTACAAATGTCGTGAATAAGAATGTAGAGCTAATAAATTACATTGATGTAGCTGAGACAGTTTACGAACGGGTATATGAAAATAATAAAATTTCAAATAATTTGATCGTTAATCTAAATCGCATTATGGCTGAGATAAAGAATCAAGCTGCAGAAAAAAGACTCAAATTGAAGTACAGCTCAATAGACTTTGAACATTGTTTAAGTTTGCCTTTAGCTGATCGCAAGATAAAAGTAGATTTAAGTCTTATACCTCATTTTGAAGATCGTGAAGAAAGTATTTTGTGGTTAACTAACTTTATTGGAAAAATTTGTGAGCCCAGAAAGATGCAAAGACAGAAAAAAAAACTTCATTAAGTACCTGTGAATTTTAGATGAACAGCCCTTAAAGCGGTTTTTTATTGCTAGTAGAATATTTAAGGTATCTTTTCTAATAGGCACATACTATTAAAGTGTTTTTTATTTATTTTTTAGATTGAAAAGATTGCTATTGGAGTAATTTAAATATAAAAATCTTTATTGATTGAGCGTAGTTGTTATACAGGATATTTATAAGGATTTTAAAATGACAATTATCACATTGCTTGATGTTGAGACGAAGAAGAAGGTGATAGTTCGGTCCGTAATAGACCCAATAGCAAGAATAGACAAAAAAGGGAATATACAAATTATTCAAATTCATAAATGGCTAGATGATGAATCTGGAGATTTTGTTGATGAAGACTTATATGAGGCACTCAACAATGGAGAAGTTGGAATATACTTAACTTTGCAGTATATGATCATTGATATTGAAAATTAATTATTTTTTATTTTTAGTCAGTGTGATTTCTTACTCTCTAGAGCCTAATGGTTACTACACATAAGACCTTATTAAGTATTACCTATTGATGGGCACATATTCTTTATAAGTCTTGATAAGTAAAAAAATTATGTAGGCTAAAAATAAAACCATTTAAAAAAAGAAATCT